TTATCCATCCCATATCGAGTCGTCAATGGCGTTGCAGGTTTCAAGTTCAGAAGGATCGATGAACTTCCGGGGCCTAGATACATGGCACCAATGCACCAACCAGCAAGATTGTTCAACGCAGTTGATCTACAAAAGCCTTCGGATACCATTGCAATTTGCGAGGGAGAGTTGGATGCAGTCATTGCTAGTCAACTCTTGCCTTCAGTTGGAGTGCCGGGAGTTAAAGCTTGGCGACCACACTTCAATAGATTATTTGGTGGCTATCGAAGAGTCCTTATCTTGGCAGACAATGATGACAAGAAAGATGGATCTAATCCGGGGATGGAGTTGGCCGAGAAAGTTTTACAAGAAGTTGAACACGCAGAATTGATACCACTTCCACTCGGAAGTGATGTAAACTCTATAGTATTAGATGAGGGTTTAGATGGGCTACGAAGGAGACTGGGAATAGATGAGCGAGTATGAGTACGGAATCAATAGATCCAATGACGATGCAGAGTTTGAAAGACTTACTGGAAAGCTTCGGCCTAAGAGTCCTAAGTCTAAATATAAACCCGGATCTGCCTTTGGCCCTCGAGATAGTAGTTCAACTACCGCAGACCCGGTGATGAATCAGTTCGTTGCTGACTCGTGGGATATTATCGATGAGCTTGGCAACCTACTGATTAGTAAGCAAAGAGACTACGGCCCGGGCAATATCAACAATGCATACGGTGGCCCTATCAATGGGTTGATGGTTCGTATGGGTGATAAGTTTGAACGACTAAAGAATCTACTTGCATCCGGTGAGAAGCCACAGCATGAATCCATTGAGGATTCCTTCAAGGATCTTGCTAACTATTGCATCATTGCCATGATGGTCAATCGTGGAAAGTGGCCAGAGAACAAGTGAAGAAATTTTTTTTAATTGCAACTCTTGTAATTACATTGGTGTTCTTCGTTGCTAAGTTTGTAATGGATGCCATCATCGAGCTAGAAGATGAGGACTAATGCAAGAGAAAGATCGTGCTGAGGATCACCTCGAAGATCTCGTGCATATATCCGCAGCACACATCCATCGCAGGTTTGCTGGCTATGTAGATAAAGAGGATCTAATTCAAGAGCTTCGAGTCTATGTTCTTAAGCGACCTCACTTGGCCAAGATGTTGGATGAGGCTTACGAAGTAAGCAAGGATGAGACTAAGTGGGTAGCAAGGCGGATCATGGCACGATTCCGCAGGACAGTTGAGAAGTATGCAAGGAAAGAGAAGGCCGCAAAGCTTGGCTATTCAACCGGCGATGAGTTCTTCTATGACACGATAACGATAGCCAAGATGTTGCCAGTTGCATTTGAATTTGATTCATACGGTGCAGTAATGGTTGACAAGGTAGACGATGGCACCCCACGCAAGCCATCAGTTCCAAGTGAGGGTGGCAATATCTTGGCTGTAGTAATTGATATTAGATCTGCAATAGATCTGCTAGATGCGGATGAGCAGGTGATGTTACGCAATAGGTATTCCAATAGCCCAATGACTTTGTCTGAGATAGCAGAAGAGATGGGCATAAGTGATTCAACAGTAGATAGAAAGATTCAAGGCTCACTAAGAAAGATCATCGATCACTTAGGGGGGCCAACGCCTTGGGTCTGAAGATAGTTCTCGAGAGATACGAAGTTGTTCTCGCTGCTAACACAGCGATTGAACGCTATGTATCTACGATGAAGAACCAACAGATGCGTGGACTACAGGACATGGATGCATGGCAGAGAATCCTTCTCGATGTTGATGGTGCCGGTGCAGAGATAGCAGTAGCTAAGTATCTTGGTGTCTACTGGGGTGGTGCCTTCGGTCAAGGTGGTGTAGATATTGAACCCAATATCGATGTTAAATACACAAAGCATGAGCAGGGTAGATTACTTGTTAGACCCGATGCTAAAGATGATGTGAAGTTTGTATTGGTTAGAGGTGGTATGCCTAACTACGAGCTGATTGGTTGGATCATGGGTGCAGAAGCAAAGAACCCGGAGTGGTTGGATAAACCTGACTGGCGTAGACCAGAGATCTATTGTGTACCAGAGGAGAGTCTAAGAAAATTCAGAGGGAGTTACAATAACTAATGGCTACATACGAATACAGTTGCAGTAAGTGTGGGATCAGCGTTGAGATCGAACGCAGAATGACAGAGGAAGAAGCTGCACCTAAATGTGATTGCGGTTTGATGATGTCTCGAGTATGGACAGCAACGCCTACAGTATTCAAGGCCGGTGGTTTCTACTCGGTAGATAATCCAAGGACATAAAAGACTAAAGCCCTCCCGAAGGAGGGCCTTAGCACCTAGAGTGGAGGATCAAGTCCACTACATTTATTGTATCACTATCTTCCGTATTCTTCTTTGAGGAACTTGCCGCAGTATGGCCATGGCTTGAAGCCACGATCAGCATAGATATGAAGAGCTACATGGAACTGTTCTCTTAGAGTGGCATCCTTCGCTGGGGTGCCGCTGCTGCCACCATGTGCAACCCAAGTCCGGGGGAACTCAATCTGAAATGCTCCCTGAAATTGTTTGCGTGTGCCGCTGACAGCATTAAGTCGACCATTGGATTCACACTTGGCAAGTTTTTGCCAAGCTAAAGGTAGGTCGGTGAGTTCAATATCCGACACGAATGCCGGCTCCGGTTTGATTACCGGAGGGATCATTACGATAACCGGCTCCCGAGGGGTTAGCGTTAAAGCTAACCCCATGGCAACCGCTCCGAGCATGAAGCGATGAAGCATTTATTTATCTCCAATCATGATCGCAGCTATGAATGCCACGATCGGGATCATGATTAGCAAGGGTTGATCCTCGCTAATTCCCACCGGTAAGGTGAAGAATATTAGAATGAATAAACCGAAACCGATCAAGCGATTACCTCCGAGATCGCTCCGCATTCGGAGCATTCGGGGATCTTCTGCCCATTCGGTATCGGCTCCGGGTAATCCTTGCCGCATTCGCAGCGGTAAGTGTAAGGGTAACAGCTCACGCATGAATAAGCTCCGCATCCGTAAGTCATTAGGCCACCTCATAGATAAGCTTCGATCCGATCTTATGGATCGCCTTACCCTTAGCTCGCAGCGATACGATTACCCCTCGAGGATCGAGGGCCCGGAGATCGTGAAGATCTCCATCGATAACCGGTATCCCATGCCATCGATCCGGCACCGGAGATCCCTTATCGATCGGCATTACGATAGCGACATTCGCTCCGGTTAATACCTTAGCCCGGATCTCTTCGATCGAATGGCCGGCGGCCGAAAAGGTTAATCGATACCCGGGCACCGGCTCGGGATCTCGATCCCATCGCTTCGAATAATCATAGACGGCGGCACCTCCGGCGATAGCTCGATCGATCAACCATGGCGAGGCGATCTCCCATGCTAGATCGGAGGCGACATTTAACCGGAGGCCCCACTTACCGAATGCTCGAGAGTATCGATCGACATCGTGAGCTAATAGAATCGAGGCCGCTTCGGGTTGATCCATGAGCAGCGATACCCGGGCAGATCTAGCCCGGATCACACTCTCGAATGCTCCCCGGCCATGCGTAAGAACGCATAGATCCTTGCAATGCGTGAAAAATTTGCATGTAGTGGCCGGCCCATAAGCAGCCGGCGTTAGCGTTAGCCCGGCGATACCGTAATAACCCGGCACCTCGAGACTTAGCTTCTTATTACTATCCGATCGGATTAGATAGCTCGGCACCTTGATGCCATAGGCGGCGAAACTATCCGCCGCTAACCTCCGAGCCTTAGCGACATCGAGACCGGAGATCGAGCCGGGATCCGGTAAGGGATCCCTCTCTCTTATATTGATTAGACTACGCATGAATTGATCCTTATCTTCTAGGTTAGGCGAGACGATCTCACCATGGCAAGGCCCGGAGCTAATGCCCCGGGCCCCACCATAATTAGATCGAGCTTCTAATCCTCATCCCCTCCATCGATGAAGCATTCGAGATGATGGCCCTCGATTAGGGCAGACACCGGAGCTTGATCCTTACCTCGCCACTTAACCCCGGCCGGTAGATCGATAAGCTTGCCCCACTCTCGGGCCTTAGCTGCGTTAATAGCGGCGATGCATGGATCCACCATCGAGACCGGCACCGGCGGATAGTGATTACCGGTTAGATGGATCGAGAGAGATCTCTCGAGGGTTAGATCCGGGTTAGAAGCTAGATCGGCGGCAAAATTACGGCCCATTTATTTAACCGCCTTAAGTAGATCCTTAAGCTCGGCCTTGATCGCTCGAGCTTGATCCCCTCGCCATGTTGACATGTTGCTTAATGCGTATCGGACAACACTCTCGGCCGAATCTGCGAAATATTGATCGGTGATCTTATTCAATAGCTGCATCGCTTGAATATAATCTCGAGCATAGATCGAGGCGTTAGATCGATACCATGGTGAGCCCATGATCTCCCCGGCGATGGTTGATAGTGATCGAGGCCCGGCCTTAAGCTCCGGGATGGCCTTAGATGCATCCCCGAGAGTATCTCCCGAGCTTGCATCGATCACCATTAGCATGCCCGAATCGAGCATGGATCGGACAAGATCCCCGGAGCCCCGGCGATCGGCTTCTTGCATGAATTGATCGGTGAAATTGCTCATTTATTGATCCTTAATCTAGGTTGATACCGGCGATCGGTATCTCCGAAAGCTCGAGCCGGTAAGCTCGAGCCCTCGAAGCTAACTATCGATAGCTAATCCTTAAGCTGCGTTAGATCTAACACCTTAAGCTTACCCTCCGGGAGCTTCTCTTCGGTAGTGATCCACCATTCGAGGCCCTCGAGGCGGCGAGATAAATCTCCATTCAATAGATCACGCTTCGATGGATCATAATAGATCGCTACGGTGATCCGCTTCACGCCATCGCTCATTTCTTCACCTCCCCGGGAAAATAGCAGCTAATGAGATCCCCGAAACAATATCCGGATCCTGTCCACCATACATGGCCGGAGATCCATACGATCCCGGCGAATAACACGATCCCACCGATTACCCCGGCCCATCGCCGGCGATATACCGGTGAGCTTAGGATCCGGCGAGCTGCGGCCCTCATCGCTTCGCTCCCTCGATGGCGGCGATCCCATCGATAAGGAATCGGACAAGGCCTCGAGCAGCTCGAAGATCAAGCTCGAGGGTTACCGCTTGATGATCCGGATCGGCGGCGTATCCTTTCGCCGCCACGATCGACACGCTCGAAGCCGGAGAGTTATACCATCCGGCGACATAATCCCGGGAGCCCACCGGAAGCGTGATCGCCTCGGCGATCGATACCGTATCCGGGCGGCTCATGCTGCGGCCTCGATGGATCCTCGAGCTATCTTCGAAGCAGCGGCCCGAGCTGCGGCGGCGGTGGCGTAAGCTTGAAATTCTCCTACGGTGTCGATCTTCCCATTCCGGCATTCTCGGATGGTGTAGAGCCGGGCCGAATTGTGATCGAATTGCTCGGAGGTAATGAAGAAGCGGCCACCGATTACGATCTGGCCGATCCTCGATCTAAAAAATCGCTTCGAAGCTGCATCGAAGAAATGGCCACCGGTTGACCGGTGATCGGCTTCGATCTCTTCGATCGTAGAGTAATGAGCTAATGACATGAGCTTGATCCTTTCGCTAGGTTAAATCGATGCCAGAGTAAGCATCCGGAGAGCCTCGAGGTATTAGCTCGAGGCCTACCGGCTACCGGCTCGCAGCTTCCCGGTATTCTTCGGATCCGTAACCGGTTAGATGATCGTAAATCTTACCGGATAGCTCCTCGAGAGCTTCGATCGCCTTTCGGTAAGTGTCGATCGATTCCCGGGCCATGGTGGCGATGATGCCGGTTTGCATTACGCCATCGATGAGAGAGACCTTATTAAGCTCCGAGATCTGAAGCTCGAGAGCCCGGGTCGCATGATCGAGAGCCGAATCTAAGGCCTCGAGCCGGCGGTTATCGATGATGATCTTCGAAGCATCGAGGAGATCGGTATTCGATCTAATGATGGTAATTGACATTAGCTTGATCCTTTACTACTAGGCGGCCGGTTTGATGCGGCCGGGTTTGCCTCCGATGGTATCACGATAACAGCTTAAAAAGTCAAGCTTATTTTCAAAATATTTTTTCGGTGTCGATGATCCACCGGCGAGCTTAGACCCGAGCTTGATCCCGGATCCTCGAGCTATTCCCGGCGGCCATCGATGCAAGCTCGAAGAGCTGCGGCCCGGATCCCTCCCGGCAAGCTTGCAAGCTCCCCGGATCCATGCCCTAGATCTTAGGCGATTACTTAGATCCGGATCTTAAAAATGGCCCTAGCTTCGGCCGGCCGGCCCGGCTCCATGTCTCCCCGACACGCCGTAAAAGCTACTTAACATAATGTTAGTTATCGGCTTATAGGGGTTCGACACGCCGGCAAGGCAAATTGACCCGGGTGCTTAAAGCGGCTGGGGCCCCTGTATATATGTACCCAGAAAAATATTTTTGATAGGATCTCGAGCTGTAAAATAGGCTCTGAGCAGGACTTTTACACACAATAGATAGAATGTGATACAAATCACAGGGCATAGTGTGGGATAAAACCCATTTATCCCGGCTTATATATAGTAGGAGGATAATTACTTGCTAAAGTAATTAGACGACTACACCGGCTCTAGGGAGCCGGAGCGAGCCCTAGCGAGCAAAGGCGACCTAAAAGCCCCTAGTAAATGCCCAGTAGTCTGTTCTTTTTCAGAACCGCTAAACCCAATGAAAAATCTTTGGCGACCACGCCAGCGAAGCTGGCGAGGAGAGATATGAGTAAACAAGAAGAGACAGCCAAGATCAAGGCAAAAGTAATCCGTCTTATTACAGAGGGTTGCACAGTCGAAGATGCCATGCGGCAGGTCGGCAGATCAGCAAAGCTGTGGGATTACTACCGCTCCACGGATAAAGAATTCAAAGAGACTGTAGATAAGGTTCGTGCTGCTAGATCAAAGCATGGCCGCATCCAGTCCGAGGAATCCCTCGAGATGGACTTCCGTACTTTCCGCAAGGAGTATCTGCAAGCAGACACCTTTCCACATCAGATGAATATCATCAACCTTCTTGAAGGTAATGAACCTGAGTGGATGCATAGCTCTATGCAATTTGAGCAAGGCCGCCCCCAGTATGTTCTGGTGAATGTGCCCCCTGAACACGCCAAGTCGATGACTACCTCGATTGACTATCCGGTATACCGGATCTGTATGGATCCCAACATCCGTATTATGATTGTCTCGAAGTCACAGCAGAAGGCAACAGAATTTATCTACGCTATCAAGCAGAGACTGACTCACCCATCGTGGCAGAAGCTGCAACTGGCTTACGCTGCTGGCTCAGGCTTCAAGTCTAAGTCAGCCACATGGCAAGCTACGCAAGTTTACCTCGGAGACGAACTGCGTGACTCAGACCAGAAGGATCCTACGATTCAAGCAATCGGTATCGGAGGACAGGTATACGGTGCGAGAGCAGACCTGATTATCCTAGACGACTGTGTGACTATGTCGAATGCCCACGAATACGAAAAACAGATTCGATGGATTCAGCAGGAAGTCCTTACTCGTCTCGGGCCTACCGGCAAGCTTTTAGTCCTTGGAACTCGAGTAGATTCCATTGACCTCTATAGAGAACTCCGTAACGGTGAAAGATACCCAACAGGTAAATCACCTTGGACATATCTGGCCATGCCAGCAGTTCTAGAGTTTGCAGAAGACCAAAAAGACTGGAAAACACTTTGGCCTAAATCAGACCGCCCTTGGCAGGGCAGCGATGAAGAGGCAGACGAAGACGGTCTATACCCACGCTGGGATGGCAAGTATCTATCCATGCGTAGAAGTGCATTAGACCCAAAGACTTGGTCGATGGTTTACCAGCAAGCAGATGTTGATGAAGACTCAACCTTCAACATGACTTGCGTTAAAGGTTCTATCGACAGAATGAGAATGATCGGGCCAATCGTTCCGGGCAATCCCGGACACCCCGAGACAGTAGAAGGTCTCACCATCATCGCAGGGCTTGACCCAGCGATAGTTGGTGATACGGCGGCAGTTGTTATAGCTGTAGATCGTAGGAGAAAGAAAAGATATATCCTCGATGCTGCGACTATAACTAAACCGTCACCGCAAGCCATCCGTGATCTCATCACTACATTTACGGAAAAGTACAAACCATCGGAATGGATGGTTGAACGAAACGCCTTTCAGGGTTATCTGACACAGGATGAGAATTTACGGCAATGGTTAGCAAGTCGTGGTGTGCTTCTTCGGGAACACACTACTTCTAGAAATAAGTGGGATGTTGGATTTGGTGTCGCTGCAATGGCTTCCTTGTTTGGAAGCGTTGAATCCAATGGTAAGCACCATCGAGATAACTTGATGCACTTGCCTTCAGATAGACACGAAGGCATCCGATTACTTATTGACCAGTTAGTAACATGGTCGCCAGAGACTAAGAACAAGACAGACCTTGTTATGGCCCTCTGGTTCTGCGAGATTAGAGCAAGAGAGATCTGCCAGTTTGGTGAGTATGGCGGAAAGTTCGTACACAATGAATTCCTCACCCGAGCAGATGCCGAAAAGCGACAGGTCATCAACCTTGATGAGTGGGCCGCAGATCGCCGTTTGGCATAAGGAGAAAAATGCTTTCAGTTCAAGAAGTTGCAGCTAAGGTTGAACGCCTTAAAACACGCAACATGGATCGTGATCGCCGTATGGCAGATGTTCTTGCTGTCCGTCAAGGTCGTATGCAAGATGTTTTCTTCGGTCAGTTCTCTGATGAGTATCCGAAGCCACTCATCGCTAACATGGTTGACATTGCAGCTCGTGACCTTGCCGAGGTAACTGCCCCTCTTCCAGCAATTAACTGTGCATCTTCCAACATGACCTCCGACTCAGCTCGTAGAAAGGCTGAGATTCGTACACGCATTGCCAACCACTATGCCAATAAGTCTGATCTACAACTTCAGATGTATCAGGCAGCAGACTGGTATTACACCTATGGCTTTGCAGCAGGTATGGTGGAGATTGACTTTGATACCAACAATCCACGCATTCGTATGCTCAATCCTTTCGGTCTTTACTTTGAAAAGGATCGCTTTGGCTCAGTAGTTGCTATGGCTCAGATCATTATGTCTGATTCAGAGTCTCTATCCCTACAGTATCCAGAGTATAAGGCTCAGATCAATAGCAAGTATCGTATGAAGTCTACGATTTCCATGGTTCGCTACCATGATAAGTATCAAGATTTAATCTTTTTACCGGAGTTAGATAACCTAGTTCTATCTAATACCCCTAATCTTCTAGGCAAAATCCTTGTAGATGTAGCAGAACGACCAACAGTTGATGGTCAAACTCGTGGTCAATTCGATGATGTCCTACCAGTTCAGATGGCTAAGGCTCGATTTGCACTCCTTCAGCTTGAAGCAGCTAAGAAGTCAGTCAATGCACCTATCGCTATTCCACCAGATGTCCAAGAATTTACCCTTGGCCCAGATGCTTTGCTTCGATCTAACACACCAGAAAGAATCCGTAGAGTTCCAATCGAACTTCCTAACGGAGTCTTTGCTGAATCACAGGCACTTGAGCGTGAACTCCGTATGGGTTCTCGTTATCCAGAAGGCCGAACAGGTCAGATCGATGCATCTATCGTTACAGGTCGTGGCGTTCAAGCCCTTATGGGTGGCTTTGATTCACAGATCAAGGCAGCACAGGCAGTCTTTGCTCGCTTCTTTGTAAATCTTATCGGTATTGCATTCTGTGTAGATGAGCAAGTATTCGGTTCAACTCAGAAAACTATTCGTGGATCCGATGACGGAACACCATACGAATTAAAATACACACCATCGAAAGACATCAACGGTGATTACACAGTAGATGTCCAGTATGGCCTCATGGCAGGACTAGATCCTAACCGTGCTGCAATCTTTGGATTGCAACTTCGTGGAGACAAGTTGATTTCTCGTGACTTCCTCCGCCGCAATCTTCCATTCTCAATCAATGTCACACAAGAAGAACAACGAATTGACATCGAAGAACTTCGTGACTCATTAAGAACCGCAGTAGCACAATATGCAAACGCAATCCCAATGCTTGCTACTCAGGGTGGGGATCCAACAGAAGCTGTTAAGAGGCTCGCCGACATCATTGAAGGTCGAGCAAAAGGTCAAGCATTGGAGTCAATCGTTGCTAAAGCGTTTGCTCCAGTAGAACAACCGGCAGCGACTGCGATGGCCCCCGGTGCTTCGCAACCCCCTATGGGGGTTCCGGGAGCGGCCCCGGCTGCCGGTTCCCAAATGGTATCTGGCCCCGGCCAGTATTCTCGTAGAACTGATCTAGCACAAGGTGGAACCCCACCGATGGCTGATCTTTTAGCTTCCCTAACTGGGGCAGCTTAAAACGCATCTGGAGGTGCAATATGTTCGGAGTAAAAAAGGGTGCAGTAGCTAAGGCTCTAGTTCTTGGCCCAATCATGGGTAAGAAGTCTGCATCAGGCAAGGCAGGAATGCAGAAGCTTGGCGAAACAGGAAAGCCAGCATCAGCAGCAGGAAAGAAAGCTAAGTAATAATCTTAGGAGGGCGAGTCAATGTCAGAAGATAACTTCGATGAACTCGATGATATGTTTGTATTGGCTCGCCCTGCAAAGAAAATAGATTTTGTTTACGCAGTAGCAGATTTACTATATAAAATAAGTTATTCATTCGCAGATTTCTTCTCATTGATAACAAAGATTATCCATTCACATTCTGTAAACGAAGCAAAGAAGCAGTATATGTGGGAGAAGATGACACAAGACATTGAAAAAATGGAGGCTAAAGATGGCTGAAGGCCCATACATTGGTAGGCAGGCAGCACAATCCATTACCGGTGGAGCATACGGTGAGAACACAGAACTCACACAACTACAAACTGCTCCCGGAGTTCCATTAGCAGCAACTGAAACAGGTGCAATGGGTGGCGGAATGGGCCCTATGATCGCAGCACCTGCTATGCCAAACAGAAACTTTTCTACACCAAACCCAAATGTAGATCAAGAGATTACATTCGGTGCAGCCTTTGGTGCAGGCCCGGGTAATGAAGTATTACCTATTCCACCACAAGCACCTGACGAAACTGCCACACTTGTCCGTCAACTTATTGCCCTATATCCAGATCCAGACTTGGTTCGATTAGGACAAAGATTAGATTATGAGAAGCGTTAATGGCAGGAAAAACCGGAGGCACATTTGGTGCTG